ACTAGTGAAGGAAAAGCTTCTGGTGGAGAATCTTTTAAGATTTCTAAAGGAAAAGTTTCAGGTACCATGCAATCAATGGGCGCTGCTAAAAAAGGCGGCAAGTATACTTGGATTTAATATATGGCTTACGCCACAGGAAAATATGCATTATTCATTTCTGATCGTAGCGGACTACAATTTCCCTATACAGAAATGGTTACAGAATGGACAGGAGCTAAAGTGCACACGAGTGAGTATACTCCCAAGGCCCCTCAACTGATGCCGCATGAGCATTCTCCTGATCCCCAAGCATTACAGTTTTCAAGACCGGCTAGAGTTGCTCCGGCAGCATTAATTTTATTGCCCCTTAATCCATTTGAAACTTACGCTTCCGGCTCGCAAGTTATAAATGTTCATTCCCCGGATCACGGTAGATCTACGGGTGCTACAGTCAGGTTTAGAGGAACTCCTTTTGTATCCTCTGAAACAGATGTATTTACAGATTGCCAAGCGGTAGATGGAATTACAGGAGCAGTTCTTTGCGCTGTGGCCGGTTATACAATTACAAAAGGAAAATATGTTTCAGGGTCCAGTGATGATTCTGATGACTGGTATTATTTTTCCACAGGTGCGTCAACAGCAACGACTGGAGGAATTAGAGGAGGAGGTTATCCTGTTTCGGCAGGTCCTGTAACCATAAGCGCATAATGACAACATACGCACAATTAACACAACAAATATTAGACTATACAGAAGTTAGCACGGATGTTCTGACGTCTACTATTACTGATGATTTTATTCAGCATACTGAAAATGATCTTTTAAGACAGCTGGACATTCCAGCTTTTCATGCCTATCAATATACAACTTTTACTGCTTCTAATCCTTTCTTGATTGTTCCGGGAGGAACAGCCCCAACACCATCGACATTTTCTGTCATTAGAAGTGTTAATATTGTAGCAGATGCAGCTTCAGCTACTACTACCGGAGATAGGACATTCTTAGAGGAAAAGGACAGGTCATTTATGAATGAGTACTGGCCAAATAGAAACTTGACAGGAACCCCTAAATATTATACACAATGGGATTACAACAGTATATATGTTGTTCCAACACCAAGTTCAGGCTTGACTTTTGAGCTGTCCTTGAGTAAATTGGATCAGGCTTTATCAAGTTCTGTTACAACTTCTTGGTTAAGTCTTAACGCTCCAAAGGCGCTATTATACGGTTGTCTCGTGGAAGCCTTCACATTTTTAAAAGGACCCATGGATATACTGCAAACTTATACACAATCATATGCTCAGGCTGTTCAAGCTGTAGCTATGCAACAAATGGGAAGAGCGAAACGTGATGAATATATGCACGGTGCATTAAGAATCACACGACCATCGCTTCAACCTCAACTAGGATCAATCAAGCCAATGGGTGGCGCGACACAACCAGGAGGACAATAATATGGCAATTACTCAAGCTGTAGCAAACAGTTTTAAAACAGAGGTATTAACCGCGGTTCATAATTTTACTGCGACCACGGGGGATACTTTTAAAATTGCGTTGTTTACTAGCTCCGCTACATTATCTAAATCGACGACTGCTTATTCAGCAACAAACGAAGTCTCAGGAACAGGATATTCTTCAGGAGGAAATACTTTAACGAGCGTTACTCCAGCATTAAGTACTGATACTGCATGCTGTGATTTTTCGGATTCATCATGGACAACTGCGACTATCACTGCAAGAGGGGCATTAATTTACAACTCTAGTCAATCAGATAAAGCAGTTGTAGTACTAGATTTTGGCGGGGATAAAACATCGACAGCTGGAACGTTTACCATACAGTTTCCAGCAGCAGACGCATCGAACGCCATTCTTAGACTGGCGTAAGGATTTTACATGGCGTTAGTCATTAATGACCGTGTAAAGGAGACCTCGACCACAACTGGGACGGGGGCACTTACCTTTGCGGGTGCAACATCAGGTTTTGAAACTTTCTCAGCGGGCATTGGTAATTCCAACACTACATACTATGCAATTGTAAATACTGACACTCCTACGGAATGGGAAGTAGGATTAGGAACATTAGCGGGTGACAGTTCTACCATTACACGTACAACACCAATCTCTAGTTCAAATAGTGATAGTGCGGTAGACTTTGGAGCTGGAACAAAAGAAATATTCTGTACACTCCCGGCAAGTAAAGCTATAATTAAAAATGCAAGTGGATATATTGATTCTCCTAGCGTAACACAATTAGATATTGTTGCTCAAGGAGATTTAAGGTTACAAGATACTACTGGTGGGGACTATATTGCCCATCAAGCTTCAGGTTCTACGGTTACCTATACAGTTACTTGGCCTGCGGGAGTTGCGACTGCTGATGGACAAGCTTTAAAATCAACGACTGGCGGAGTCCTGTCATGGGGTACAGCTGGTACTGCATGGGTTGGGCTTAAAACAGCTGGTTATACAGCTGCTGCAGGAGAAGGAGTTTTATGTGATACGGCAACTACAGCTGCATTTACGGTGACGCTTCCTGCAGCACCAAGTCTTGGAGATGAAGTAAGTATTGTTGATGCGGTAGGAAATGCAGGAACCGATAATATAACAGTTGGAAGAAACTCTCTGAATATACAAGGAGCGGCAGCTGATTTAGTAATTTCTACTAACAATGCTGCTATAAAACTGGTATACTCAGATGCAACTAATGGATGGAGGCTAGCAAATAACGACTAATGGCTAATTTACAACAATATACACAAAGAAGTGAAGTAGGCGCAATCAAGCCTTGGGGCAAGTCAACAGCTCCTGACGGCTACGTCCTTTGCGACGGAGCATCTCTCGCAAGAGCAGGAACCTATGCCGATTTATTTGCTGTCATAGGAACAACATATGGTACTGCTGATGGATCCTCTTTCAATGTCCCTGATCTTCAGGGAAAAATGCCTCAAGGATATGATGGTGGATCATCTTATGATTTAGCAGATACGGGAGGCGCGAACACCGTGACGGTGTCCGTGACGGACAACCAGTCGGTGTCAAGTACGGACACTCTTGCCGTATCAGTGACGGGATCCATTTCCAATACCTCACTTTCCACGGCTCAATTAGCTAGTCACACTCACAGACTTTATCAGCAGTCTGATATATTATACAATGCGGCTAGAGCCCAGAGTGGTGGCTATACTCCTGGAACATATGTGGACACAGATCCAGCAGGGTCAGGAACAGGACACACTCATTCCCATACCCTAGCTGGTAGCTTAACAGGAAATATAACAACTTCCTTAACAGGAGCCGTAACCGCTTCGGGAACAAATGCTTTTTCACCGTACGTGGTGGTTAACTATATTATTAGGTATTAGGAGAAACGATGGCGACACAGATTGTAATATCAAATGAAGATTATGTAAAAATAGACGAGTCGTATCATATTAATTGGGCGGATAAAGGCAATGCCATGCCTTCTCTTCCTAGCACCATTCATTCGGTGATTTGGAATGATCTAACCGGTCAGAATGAAATTCAAAATAAAGACGCTTCAACGGGTAATATGACGGGCAATGTTGACTTAACCGCCACTTCTGATTCTGTTGGATCAACAACCGTAGATGCTCTTCTTACGTGGGGAGAAACAAGAAAGGGAGAAATTGAAACCGCTATAGCCGCTTATACTGACGCTCTGGCTGATGATGAAGCTAATGGAACCACTAATGCTGCCGGCAAGACGTGGGTGGACTACGACCCTAATTATAGTTAATTATACTTATTTAATTTTCCTTTTTCCAATAATAAAATCTGATGGCGCGTTAGCCCATCCTGATTCACCATATCCCTGAGGTACTTCTATGATTTTTTCTTCAGCATTTAATTTCAATGCCTTGTCTATGATTACTTGTGGCTCTATCTCAACACAATAAGGATATTCTGATTGAACGTTTATATTTTCTTTATAACCAAATCTTTTAGGAGACGTTGTTCCCCATAATCCTATTCCTTTTTTGTTTAGATATTTATTTGAACATATGTGATATAAGGCACTATCTATTGAAATAAAAAAAGAACAGTGCGCCGCTAATATCATAAAATCCTCCCGTGTCTGAAACAGCGGAAGTCCTTTTTCATCGTTAATTTTTGTCTCACCAGTGAATTCTTGTCTTTCATTATTGTGACTAAAAACAATGATTAAATATCCAGGAAAAGCTTCATTCAATAAATTAATTAATTCTTGTCCATGATTATAGTTTCTACCTTTATTTTCCAGATCATATTGAGTGTTTAATTCTATTCCCTGTCCTCCTGTAACTTGTACTAAAATAAATCGGTTTACTTTTTGGATGGTGGGTAAAAGAATTTTTTCCCGTATGGGATTAAACTGAAAAGAAGGACGAACATCTTCAACGTCAATTTCATACTGAGACGCCCAATCCTTCACGATATGCGTCTTTCCCTTTAAGAAAGATCCTCCATAGGGATCACGAGAGAATATTTGATCATATTTATCATAATATGTATGAAAAATATCAAAAATCATACCATCTCTCTCCGCCATTTTAGAATCGGCAACTTCAGGGCAATATTTAAAAAGTTCAGGATAAGCTGAATTAATGACTAGTTTTTGATCATACTTTTTAACAAGCTTTGAAAATAAAGCAGTAAATTGTAAATGTTTACCGACACCTCCTGATACAAAAAACAGGTTGGGTTTTTTAAGAGCCATTTAGTTATTTAAAACTTTTCTTGTGCCAGAACATTTTCTTGTATCTATCAATGAGTTCGCTGTTTAGTAGATTGATAGTAGCTGCGTGTTTTTTTTCCTTATAAAAATCTGATGACATTTTCCATTTTTCTCTTTTAAACGGAATGACTTGGCAGCAGGGCTCCCCTTTTTTAATGAGAAACTGCTTGTCACGCTTGAGAAGAATGAAAGGAAAATTAATGGTGTTAATATAAGTATCCGTGTCCACGATGGCGTTGATAAGGAGAAAACGGTCT